GTGGACCCCTTGGCTTGAACGGATGATCGAGGCTGCTTTTGAGCATAAGTATTTAGCTGTAGCTGGTTGTGCATCCTCCGGAAAATCACAAGCTTACGCACTTTGGGCCATCGTAAATTTTTTAATGAAACCTTGGGCTACCTTGGTGATAGTGACCTCTACCTCTCTGAAAGAATCCAGAAAACGCATATGGGGCGCAATTACCGATTTGTGGCGCGCTGTACCCGGATTGCCCGGAAAGTTGGTAGATTCTGTGGGTATGATTCGTATGGACGATGGTACAGACACCAAGTATGGAGATCGTTGTGGCATAGCTCTTGTAGCTGCCGAACGGAAAAAAGAACGCGAGGCCGTTGGCAAGTTGGTGGGTATTAAGCAACAACGGGTCATCTTTATTGCTGACGAGTTGCCTGAACTTGGTGAATCCATTCTCGAAGCCGCCTACACAAACCTATCGAACAATCCTTATTTTCAGTTGATCGGTATCGGCAACCCCGCCAGTTACTACGACCCATTCGGTCAGTTCGCCACCCCCAGAAATGGGTGGTCTTCTATTACGGTCAACGATGAAGAGTGGGAGACCGAACGCGGGCATTGCTTACATTTTGACGCCCACAAATCGCCCAACATTGTGGCCGGTCATGTCATCTATCCGTGGATGATAACCCCGGACAATTTGGCCGAGAGCGCAAGCAAGCTCGGAGAGAACAGCCCCGGATACTGGCGCATGTATCGGGGTTTTTGGTGTCCTACAGGGTCCGATACTTCAATTTATAGCGAGTCCGACATCATTAAATACGGCGCGGACCAAAAAGTAGAATGGATTGAAACCCCAACTAAAGTGGCTGCGCTCGACCCCTCATTTAGTGCGAATGGAGACAGAAGCATACTTTATTTTGGGTTCGTGGGGCTCGATACTACGGGACGTAAAGTTATCTGTTTAGATCACTACGAAGAACTTAGAGAAGATGTGACCAACAAGGATGAGCCACGGGCTTTCCAAATAGCGCGGCAGTTCAAGGATAAGTGCGAGGCTTGGGGCGTAGCCCCGGTCAATGCCGCCTATGATGCTAGTGGCGGCGGAGCCCCATTTGGAGACGTAGTAGACGCAACTTGGTCTCGTAACGTATTACGAGTGCAGTTTGGGGGAAAGGCCAGCGAACGTCCAGTTTCTCTGACGGATAGGGCACCCGGACACGAACGCTACGCCAACAGAGTTTCAGAACTGTGGTGGACTGGTAAGGAACTAATACGGAATAAGCAACTATTTGGTATTTCCAGAGAACTAGTTAGGGAAATGACCGAGCGTCAGTATACTACTGAAAAAGGACTGAATATGCGCATACGGGTTGAGACAAAAACCGACATGAAAGCGCGGATTGGCAAATCTCCGGATATTTCGGACGCCGCGTTTATTTTGATTGAGCTTTGCCGTACACGACATAATCTAACCGCTGTCGACAAGATTCCCGATAATCCCTATCAACAAAACACCGGATATAAAAAATGGTTTAAGAAGGTTGACCTAGTAAAGAAATCTGGTAAGAGAATTAATTATGGCTACTAAATTGAAACAAGCTAAAGAGAAGTGGATTCAAGGAGCTATTCAAAAACCCGGTGCTCTCCGCGAAACTTTGGGCGTCAAAAAAGGCGAAAATATACCTAAAGCTAAACTTACGAAAGCTGCCAAAGGCTCCGGTGTTACTGCTAAGCGCGCTCGCTTGGCTATGACACTTTCGAAACTTAATAAATAACACATGCTATTAATTGTACCCGTCAGCGAAGCTGACGAGCAAATGATTGACTCCGTATCGGAGTTGATCGTAAAGTTAGGTGGTTGTCCGAACCACGATCTTCTGGTCGTGGGTTCCACTGATTGCGAGCCCTTAGTTAATAAGCTTCACGCAAAGTTAAAGGGAGAATTTCGCAACACCTCGACCTTTGTGTTTCAGTGTTTGGTGAAAGGCTGGCCCCTAGGTCCAAATGCGTATTTTAGGAATACCATTAGTTACCTATACACCGAAATGAACGTCGATCAGCCATGGTATTGGTTTGAATTGGACAACACCCCCCTTAAACGCGGTTGGCTAGACGCGCTACAAAAGGAATATATGGCATCCCACGCCGTATTTATGGGTGCTAGACATCCGACCTACTACGTAGATCAAAATAAAAAGTTGGTCGAAAAAGGTGCGCATATGGCAGGGACAGGCATGTATCCCGCGAACTTTACGCAACTTTGTGATCTCTGGAGATTCGAAGAGGGTATGGCTTTCGATGTCTGGATTCAGTGGGAAGTTCTACGTGGAGGTCTAACCGACACCCCATTGATACAACATAACTGGAAAACATGTAACTACAGGCGTAACGGAGGAGACATTATCTCCGATAACTTTGATATGCCGCACCCTGATTTACATACAAACAAGCTCGTTACAAAAGAAGCTGTAGTGCTCCACGGTTGCAAAGATCTTTCCTTGGCAAGGTTGCTTTTGGCAGAACTGAGTGGTAATAAAGTTGAAACTAATACTTCCCCTGTTCCGGGGGATATGGTAAAACCCGCAAAACAAACTATTAGCAAAAGAAAATCTTCGCCGGATAGGCGGGTTAAAAAATTTAAGAATAACTGGAACCCTGAATGAACGATACCCTTCTTCAAAACGTATCTGAAAGCGGTGCGCCCCGTAGCCGCGTCAAAGATGCTAAGTCGTTGCATGAAATTTATCGGAAGCTGAAAGACGCGGACGATAAATCGTCAAAGAACAGGGCTGAGGTTCAGGCTATGTTTGATGGGGTTCCGCCATATAGTGACACGGACCTAATGGCAAGCGGTCAGTCTTATAGATGCAACGTTAATTTCGACGAGGCTTCTACTATTCTGGAAAATGCGATGGCCGGATATGTTGATATTGTAAACTCTGTTGAGCATTTAGTGTCTCTTAAAACAGACTTTGGGGATGCAAAGACTCGGATCGAGTACTCCAACACCATTGCTGAAGAACTTACCCGCGCTATTCGCTCTTGGCCGCAGTTTAACTTTAATTACCTTCTTTTGTGTCAATATTTCATTTCTCACGGGGTCGGAATTGCGTATTGGGAAGATGACATTGACTGGCGTTGGCGCGTCTCGATGTTCGGTGATTTTCTGATCCCCAGAAAGACTCTCGCGTGCGAAGATGAGATCGAAGTCGCCGTGTGCGTTAGATCTTACCAAGCGCATCAACTGTACCGCTTTATTGAGGATTCGGAAGCGGCCACTGAGATGGGTTGGAATGTTGAAGAAGTTCGTAAAGCTTTAATTAAAGCTACCAACGGTTCCACAGGATCATTTACAGAGTGGGAGAGATTGCAAATCGAACTTAAAAACAATGATTTGTTTACAGGTACCGCCAACGCTTCGGAAGTTAAGGTTGTACACGCTTGGGTTAAAGAATTTGATGGCAGTATTTCATACTATATGACGTTGGAGAACAATGAATCTAATGACTTTCTCTGCGTTAAACGTAGCCTGTACGATCACATTAATAGTGCTTTTGTATTTTTTCCGTATGGGATTGGCACCAATGGCTATTACCACTCTATTAGGGGCCTTGGGTATAAAATTTTCCCCCAGATACAGTTGAGCAATAGACTTCGATGCCAAATGGCCGATGGTGCTATGTTGAGTTCCACCCTCTTGCTCCAGCCTCAAAGCGAACAAGCTCTGGAGGACTTGAACTTTACCTACTACGGACCATACTCTGTTCTCGCGCCGGACATGATTAACGTAGTTCCGAATGCAATGCCGGATGTAAGCAAATCCGCCATGCCCTTTCTTCAGGATTTATCTGCGCAAATGCAGAACAAGACCGCTGGCTATGATGCTTCAAATATTGTAACCGACACCCGCGAAAAGACACGGCTTGAAACGCAGGCAATCTTGTCCAAGCAAGCCCGTTTGTCGGTAGCTTCGCTTAATTTGTTTTACGAACCTTGGGGCCGCGTTTTAAAAGAAACTGTTCGTAGGTTCATACGTGGTGGATATATGGCCGACGAACCCGGTGGTCGTGAAGTTCGGGATTTTTATGCCCGTTGCCAGATGCGAGGAGTCCCGGTAGAGGCTATTTTGGCAGTAGATTTAAACTCCGTTCGTCCAGTCCGCGCTATTGGGGCTGGTTCTGAATCCGCACGCTTACTAGCTACCGATGAGTTGATTCAGCTTATGCCCGGATTTGACGAGTATGGTCGTAAAGCTGCCCAACGTGATCGCATAGCCGCACGTTTTGGCTACGATCTCGCAGATCGGTATACGCCTGCTCCTGACGCCGAAGCCCGACCAGTTATTGATGTTAAGATCGCAGAACTGGAAAACGGAGATATGCGTGCAGGCAATCAAGTTCAGGTTCTACCTAATGAAAATCACCTCGAACACGCGAAAGTACACCTCAATGCTCTTGGTCAAACGGCACAGGCTGTTGACGAAGGTCAAATTCCTGTCGAGCAAGTTATTGATTTCTTGGTTAATTTGTATGGCCACACTACCATGCACGTCGAAGAAGTCTCAAAAGATATTACAATCCCAGAAGCCGGGGCCGCACTGCGTAAGTCATTACAACAGTTCGGCGAGATTGTTAATAACGGGGTTAAACGAGTCCAGAAACTTCGCGAACAACAGACTGCGCAGAGTGCTCCCGGAGCCGAAGCAGATGCCGCCGAGAAACAAGCGCAGTACGCTGATAAGCTACAGCAACGTTTGCAGGAACACCAAGCTAAGCTACAAATGATGCAAGAAGTTCATAGTATGCGCTTGAATTTAAGACTCGCTGAAACACAGCAAAAATTAGCCTTGCGCGATGCTGAAATGGCCAGCAAGATCGCCAAACAACCAGCTATCTAACATGCAAGTTAATAAACCTCGCCGCATCCAAAAAGGCGAACCGGGATATGGGCGCAAAAAATTTAAAGTTCTTGCTTCTGAGGGAGGTAAGACAAAGTCCATTATGTTTGGCGACCCAAACATGACAATTAAGAAAAACATACCGGAACGTAGAAAATCCTTCCGCGCTCGCCACGGTTGCGATACAAAAAACCATAGCAAACTCTCTGCAGCATATTGGTCTTGCAAAGCTTGGTAGTATGACACTTAAAGAATGGCACGATGACCCGGAGCTACGTATGTCGCTTCGGAAAGTACTAAATAGTTCGCCGATGCGTGAAGCTTTAGATTTTCTTACTCAAAGTAATCTACCCCGATACGCAGCGGCACCGAATACCGATCCAATGGTAACGTCCGCCCTACAACATGCTAAAAATGCGGGTTATTTCGATTTTAAGCGCGCTTTGATTAAACTTACAGAGGACCCGCCCGATCCTCGTAAACAACTCCCAGAACCTTGGGGCAACGTTCAATAATTTATGAGCACAGAAAATACTAATACAAACACCAGCACGTCAGAAAACATCTCGGCTTCGGCTACGCCTACCGGAGATCCAATCCAATCTATGGTGGCTGAAACGCCATCGTCGAGCATCGACATTCAACAGCCCGGAGATTTTGCTTCGTGGTTGAATGACAAATTGGACAGCTTCGAAAAAGGACAGGAAACCGCTCCTTGGGAAAACCAAGGAGATAAGGAGTCTGAAGAAGCAGAAGCTACTACTGAGAATAATGATGCTGCAGAGAAAGAGCAAGAAACGGAGGTTGAACAAGTCGAAGAGTCTAAAACTACAGATGAAGACAAAGAGACCGAGGAAGAAATCAAGTCGATGTCTGGTTCAGCTGGAGCGAAGTTCAAGGAACTTAAGAACGAACTCAAATCTTATAAATCTAAAGTAGCCGAAATGGAGAAAGTCTTGTCTGAACGCGAGGCTTCCTCCGAAACGCAAAGTTCTCCACAACTGGAAGAACTCCGCACCAAAGTCGAAGAATATGAACGTGAAATTGCTGTGGCAAGAATCGAGGCTTCACCCCAGTTTAAAGAAGCTGTTCTCGTACCGACACAAGCCATTCTAGACTCCGCAATATCGCTAGCTGAAAAATACGAAGTCGCCCCAAGAAAACTTGTTGAAGCTCTCCGTCAAGAAAGCTCCGGAGATACTTCCGATGCTTTGACTGAATTAGCGGCCGATTTTAGCGAGCGCGATAGAGTTCGCTTGTATCGCATGGCCGATGATTTGACAGAAGTTCAAAATCGCCGCGAGTACTTAAAAGAAAATGCTTCCAAAGCGATGGCAGAAATGGCTGAAAAGCAAAAAGCCCAAGAACTTCAATTGGAAAAGGAGTACCGCGAAGAGGCTTTAAAGATAGCAAATTCTACGTGGGAGCAAACCTTTGCTAAAAACCCAGTTATTCAATCTTTAGGTGAAGATGTTGTTAAACAACTTCAACAAGCCGCTCCGGAAGCCGATCTGCTAGATACCGCCCCCGAGGAAAGAGCTTACGCAGTTTATGCTGGAGTAGCCCTCCCCCACCTAGTCAGTAAATACGCTGAAGTTACTCAAAAACTCGCAGAAGCAGAAAAAGCCTTGAGTAAGTACCGAAAAGCCAGTCCGAAAGTTAGCGGGAATATCGACACCAGTTCTCAGAAACAGGAAGTCGGAGGATTTTTGGACGCTATCGAAAAAAGATTTACGCTGGGATAATTTTCTATTGACTACTTTGTGGCATTTGTTAATTTTCCTTTGTTCGTTGGTATAGAACTAAAACTACCAAAGCCCGCTCGGAGCTAATATCCGTTCTAAAAACCAGTCAGAGCTAAAAAGGTGTAGCTAACGCTGCACCCTCACGTTGGCTCACGTGAGAATAAAAACTGAACCGGATAAGAGAATTTTACCTCGTGTGAGGTAAGATAATTTTGTCCACAAACCTTAATTATCCTAGGAGGATTTATTATGGCTTATACTATTGATAGCTGGCTGGCTGCGGAAAGCGGACGCATCGGGCCGGACATTTACCACAAAACTCTTAATACGAGTCCGTGGTTGAAATTGGTTAAACAAGATACGTGGCCCGATGAAATGGGTACCGATATCTCGGTTTTGACCTA